CACCAACCTTGCCACGTTGACCGGCTGGGGCGCGACTTGGAAGGCGGCATCTGTCAGGCCATTCAAGAATTACCTTGTCGCACTCGGAATAACCAAGGGCGCCAGCGTTTACCCGCACATGGTCAAGTGGTCACATACGGCGGTTGCCGGGACTATCCCGACGAGCTGGGACGAAGACAACCCAGCTCTGGATGCTGGAGAACAAGACCTGGCAGAAACCCCTGATTTGCTGGTTGACTGCCTAGCTTTGGGCGATGTAAATATCGTCTACAAAGAGCGCAGCATGTACGCAATGTCCTACGTTGGGGCGCCGTACATCTTCCGGTTCCAGCGACTTCCTGGCGATGTTGGCATGTTGGCCCGTGGCTGCGCGGTGGCTACGCCGCTAGGGCATGTTGTGCTGTCGTCTGGAGACATTGTTTTACAAGCAGGCCAAGGTGCGGTGTCGATTGCAAACGGGTTTGTAAAAGACTATGTTTTCAACAACCTCAACAGCAGCGCCTACAAGCGCGCCTTTGTCACATCAAATCCGCCAAAGAATGAAGTGTGGGTGTGTTTCCCGTACGGAACGTCCACGACCTGCAACAGGGCCGCAGTCTGGAACTGGATTGATAAGACGTGGGCAATCAGGGTTCTTACAAATGTGACCTACGGCGCATTCGGACAATTTGCGCCATCGTCGTCGTTGGGAACGTGGGCTGGTGATGTAGGGACATGGGACACGGATTCGACAACCTGGAACACTGACGAATACAGCAAAGCGCAAAGCAAACTGCTCTTGTGCCAGACAACGCCATCCATAGTGATGGTGGATAGTGGCAACACTGACAACGGATCATTGATGACTGCCACGCTAGAGCGTAAGGCAATGCACTTCGATTCGCCCAATGTTGTCAAGCTATTGCGCGCGGTGTTTCCAAGGGTGGACTCAACGCCGCCTGCAACGCTGAGCATTCAAGTCGGCTCCAGCATGTACGCAGACGAAGAACCAACGTGGCAGACGGCACAAAACTTCATTGTTGGCTCGCAGACAAAGGTAGATTTCTTCGCCACTGGCCGCTATTTCTCACTACGCATCAACAATGCCGATTACCCCGGCTGGCGCTTGCGCACGCTCGATATTGATTACGTGGAACAGGGGGCTTTCTAATGGCTCGATACGTCCCCGGAGTGGTCCCGCAGGAAGCCGGGCAATTGCCTGAGTTTCTTAGATCAGAACTCACAAAGATCGCCAACGCCATGGAGACCGCAAGTGAACGGGTTTCTCTGGACACCCTCTACGCGGCGCCAAACAAGTACATGAGCGGCGACATCGTGAAGGCAGACGGCGTCACATGGAACCCCGGCGCAGGCTCTGGCGTTTACGTCTACCGCGATGCGGCGTGGCATTTACTAGGATAGATCGGAAACATCATGGCAATGACAGCAGAACAGAACGCGGCCATCAATGACTTTTGGACCAAGAATCGCGGCAACCCGGATCAATTGAGGGCGGCGATGGACCAATATGGCGTAAACGTCAATGACCTCGCTGGTGCTACCGGAGTTGGCCTGCAGGATCTGAACAACTACTTTACAAACGCCGGGGTTACGGACGGATGGCAAGGCGTGACGACCAACAAAGCGGCCTATGCACAGCCGTTCGCCGGGATGGACCCGCAATCGTCGTATCTGAACGTAATGGGTCGCCCGTCTGCCATGAGCAGCGATCCGCAGGGCCGCGCCGGCAATACTCCGTCTGTTCTGCCTTCCGGCCCGACTACGGTTGGCAACGGGTCTCAGGTTACGCAGTATGCAAAGCCGCAGGTACAGCAGCAGCAACTCCCTCAGCAGACTGGCGGCAATCTCGGCATGGGTGGCGGTACGCCATGGGCGGGCAATCAGGCTGCGGCTGGTGGAAACCTCGGAATGGGCGGCGGGATGGGTGGCTACGGATACCAAAAGAATCCGTACCTCGATTCGATGGCCAGCAACATCACCAGCCAGGTCAACGACAACTGGAGCCGTAACCTAGCACCGTCCATCAGAAGCGGGGCTATTCAAAACGGCTCTTACGGCGGATCGCGGCAAGGCGTCGTTGAGGCCAATGCGCTCAAGGACATCAACTCAGGATTGACCAATGCGCTGACCAATCTCTACGGGCAGGACTACCAGACATCCATGGGCCGTAACTTGCAGCGCTATCAGGGCGACCAGTCCTACGACCTTGGGTTGCGCAACAACGATCTTGGCTTCTCCACCCTCGATTTCAACATCAACCAAGGCAACGTCAATAACCAGCTTGCCGGTGCAAATCTCGGGATGAACACCTGGGGCACGCAGCAGCAGGGCAATCAAGCTGGTATCACGGCAGGCACCAACATTCAAAACACGCCATACAACAACTGGAGCAACTTCAACACGGCGGCTAACAACGTCGGGCAGGGCCTGGCGAGCAACACCACAAACCAGGACGCGCAGGGTAATCCTATTCTTGGCGCGCTGGGTGGCTGGCAGCTTGGCTCGCAACTTTACAGCGGCGCCGGCAATCTTGGCTTCGGCCCTCCAGTGTCTGATGGCGGCTATTCGATGGGCCTGGGTAGTGCTTACGGCGGCAATCGGCAGGGCATGTAATGGGCGAAGTCGTCAGGCTGGACAACGACAAGATAAACATCATTGAGGCGGTAATTCTCGCCGCCCCTCAGGTCGATTTGCAGACGACGCATCACATAGTCGATGGGCACTACTACCGGACCATATTGGTCCCGGCAGGCGTGGTGTTGACGGGTGCGAAGCATAACCACGACCACATCAACATCTGCACCGGAGACATTACGGTTTCCACAGATGACGGCATGAGACGCCTAACAGGGCATCACGTCCTGCCTACCAAGGCAGGCATGAAGCGTGTCGGATTCGCCCACCAAAACACTGTCTGGATCACGATCTACAAAACGGATTTGACAGACATCGAAGCAATCGAAGACGAGATGACCGACGAGAGCGAGCGTCTTCAAACACGAACACTGAAACTACGGGATAAGGAGACAGTATGTCACTTGGACTAAGCGCAGCAACATGGGTAAGTCTTGGCAGTGCAGCACTCGGCGCCATGGACAGTGGCGATCAGCAGCAATCCACCGAACAGAAGAAAACCCCATGGGAGCCCGCACAACCATGGATGAAGGCCAATCTGCAAAGCGGGCAGGATTTGCAGCAGTACATGCAGTCCAACCCGTTCAACTCGCAGCAGAAGACGGGGTATCAAAATCTATTTGGCGGCATCGACAAGATGAACCAGCAGATTGCACCGGGCCTGATGGGCTTTGCCAACAATTTGATGGGCAGCAGCTACCAGCGCCAAAGGGGCGGCGCACCGGGCTCTGCTGCAGGCTATGGCGGCGCAGTACAACCGGGTGGAATCATGCGCAACAACACGCCGCAGGTTTTCCCAACGGCACCACAAGGCGTGGCGCATGGCTTGCTGAACTGGGACGCAATGAACCCATACAGCCCGGCCAATGCTGCAGGCATCGCCAAGCAACAAACGAAGAACCCCGAACAGATGACCAACGACGAAATTCAGGCCATGATTGACGACATCATCAAGGGCAAGACTGGCGGAGGAAATAGCCCCGGATCGTTGTACGGCGACGGTGGAAGCGGGGGCTAACCATGGGCCTGCTCGACATACTCAACACCGACGATGGCCGTTTTGGCCTTGGCCTGCTTGCTGCAGCGGCGCCGCGCACCGATGGCGCAGGGTTCGGCCAGCGGCTCAATGAGGCGGTAGGCTCTGTCGATCAGTTCAAGCGCCAGAAGCTGCTCGCCAAGCTGCAGGAATTGCAGATGCAAGAGGCTGAATCGTCGCTGGCAGACAAGCAGGCGCAGCGCGCACAGCAGCAGCAGATGCAGGAGCTGTACAAGCGATTCGCCACGCCAGGACAGGCCAGCGTACCTGCAATTCAAGGCGATGCTGAGTCGGGCATCCTGCCTAGTGCTGGACAGCCTGCAAAACCTGCGGGCTACGACTACCAAGGGCTTGCCGGTGCGCTGGCTGGAATAAACCCAATGGCCGCGCTCGATCTGCAACAGAAGCTAGTCAAACAAGGGCCAAAATTCGCCACGGAACCACGCTACGACCAGCAAGGCCGCGCGTTCATCATTGCCGAAGATGGCAGCATGAAATACTTGGACGGAGTGAAGGCGCGCGACAAGTTAGAAGAGGTCCGCCTTGGCGATAAGGTT